GGTAATATCAGAATAGAGTTCTTTAAATAACTCTATTTTTTCTTTTATACTAAGTTTTTTAATGTCTGCTCTCATAAATCTTTCTCTATTTGTACATGTGTTTTAACATAGCCTTTTGGTTTCATAATTTTTTCCCACCCTGGTCTTGCAAATAACTCCATTTTTTTACAATCTTGTTCTTTAGCCCATGCTTCTAAATCAGCTACATGGTGATGCCACCTTTTCATTTGTTTGCCAGTCACGATCCGTGCATCACAAACTTTATAGTTAGGGTAGCTTCTTATTTCAGTCACCACTGTTGCAAGAACTTCATCGGTTTCGTCGATAACCAACCAGAGTTGCATGGCTCCTTGTTTGCACATGTCTTTGATGTCATTTACATCAAACGCTCCGTTTGTCTCACAAGCCAGTTGGACTAAATCTTTTGCTAAAGGCCAAACTTTTTCTACTTCAAACTTTGTAAACTTAATAAATTTTGTTTGCATTTACGCGCTTACTAGATCGTATATTCTCTTCAATTGATCTTGTTGATTGTAAAAAAATGCAGCTCCCTTTTTACGCATATCTTTAAAGTCCTCAGGATTTGCACCTGCCATGATGCCTGCTCCAAGGATGGCATCTGCACGAGACACAAACTCACCATCGGCAAGTTGTGCTAACATGGTATCTTCATCTTTGTCACCAACACCAGATCCATCTTCAACGTATCCAGTTGCTCTGACATAATTATTTACATCATTCTCATCTTTTTCTATTTTACTAGGTAAATAGTTTACTCCACCCGTAGCATACTGTGCTATACCTTCAACAAAAGCACCTTCTTTAGCATAAAGCATATTGGAAAAATTATAGGGGTCCATTTGAGCGGGTTCATTTGAATAATCATATGCCTGCGTTAGACCAGACAATTTATCAGTTTCTCTTTGTAATAAAGCTGCTCTTTGTTCAGGAGTGCTTTCAAATGGATTGTATGGCTTTTTTACTTTTGGTGGTTCTAATCTACCCAACGCATAAGAAGATCCTAGTGTTGCACCCAATCCTAATTGTTTACCTGAAGTGTTTAAATAATTACCAACATTTTGTAAACCTCTTCCAAAAACAGCTCCTACATTATCTGCGGTTCCTGTAATTGCACTTGAATATGTGCCAGGGTTTATAAACTTACCTCCCATTGCAATATCTTGTGCAATAGGTGATCCAGAAGCTACAGTTCCGGACTGTATACCACTTCTTAAAGCTTCACTTCCAGCACCGGCTTTTAAGGATTCTCCTAAAACTAAATCTTTACCCGCAGCTGTAAGACCTTTTCCTAAAGCACCCACACCATACGAAGTAGCAAAACCAAGTATGCCTGATTTTAATGAATCACCAGTTGATGCGCCGGACAATTTAGAGGCTGCGAAACTTACACCACCGGCAATTAAAGGAATTGTCCACCAAGCCATTTATGAATCTCCTAATCTTATTAAGATAAGTTTACCCTTATTCTTCAGTGCTATCAACACTACTAGGCTTCATTTCGTCCCACAAACGTCCTGTGTATTGAAACTCACCTACATGAGTTATATAGTCCATTATATAGCAATAGCACTTACCGCCTATATCGCGCCACAGCTTACAAAAAGCAAAGTCTTCACCAAGAAAACGTTTGTTTTCTTTATCATAAAAGGTGTCAAAGAAGTTATATAGATAGGGCTTTTTCTGTAATTTGCCATCAATTAAACTATCTTGATGTATCTCCATATCTGGATAAGATTCAATCAAAGTATCAAACACTTCTCGTTTGATGAGCATACATCCAGTGGGTGCATGAGTAACTTCAATCACACCCTCACCTTCTACCTCTATCGCTTCACTATCTTCTAATCGCAAAGGGTAAGTATTGCAATTGACATGTGCTTCATGAGCCGTGGTTACTTCACCGTGTAGTATCTTCTGAATTAGTCGGTCGAACTTAATATCTTTTAAAGGGTAGGGCACAGAAATGACGTCCTTGTCAGCCTCAAGCATACTCCATATGCTGTCCGAGGAAAACGCTATATCTGAGTCAATAAAAAGCATATGTGACATTTCGCTTTTTAAAAAAGAGGCAGTACATAAGTTTCTGCCCTGTGTCACTAATGATGATTTTATCATTTCAAACATGACTTTGATACCTTTCTCCATACAAGCTTTTTGAAACTCTAATAAGCTTTGTGTGTAATGAATAGATACATCTGAGTGTACTGGTGTAGCTACATAGATACCTAGTTCTCTTTCTTGATTGAGCCACAAGGGTTTACTTGGATCTGGCATGTAAGGCTCCTTCTAAAAATCTAGTCCACTCAATAGATTTTTTTGTCCAATTATAAAAACGTTTGGTGTAATCTTGTTGAAATAAAAGATGTTCATAAATATTACTTTCATGTAAATGTTGTCTGCCTGTTTTAATCGCATAGGCAAAGTTTTCTGCAAGTTTCTCATAGTTATCGGTGTAATTAACATAGATTGGAAACTCAGCACAAGTCTCATATAAAGCACCGTAGTTGGTGGTCACACAGTATAATCCTGCCGCCATTGCCTCAAGGGCCGAGATACATGAGGTCTCTTCCCAAATACAAGGGTAAGCAAACATGTGGTAGTCTTTCATTTTATTTAAAATAAAACTATTAGACTGATAACCAATATAATTAACATTAGGTAACGCTCTTGCTTGGTCATATAAAGCCTTCCAATCCGAGTCATTATTAAGCGCAAATTCTTCACCATATACCTCACAATTACTATAGACATCTAATATTATATCCTCATCTTGCAAATGTTGCATTGTTAATAACAATACGTTTAAACCACGCCAAGGTGTTGGTTGAAAGACTAAACGTAGCGTATCACCTTCTTTGTAGGGTTTTCTTTTTGGAAAATGCGTAACACCGTTCTTAATGACATGACACTTTTCTGTTGGTATATCATACATCATACGAAATTTTTCATAGTTCCAATGTGAATTAAATACATACCAGTCGTATAAACGATGGTTAGTTTTATCTGCAAAAAAAGGTTTGATATTAGGCTGGTCGTAGCTATTCTTTTGCCACAAGATGTTGATCTTGTTTTCATCAATAGGTATTTTGCCTGGTATAGATGTGCAGATTTGAAAATGACTGAGTAAATACTGATCTACTCGTGCGGTTAAAAAATCGTGTTGTAGTTCTGTGCCACCCTTAGGCTCACTCATTCGTCTCCCCAAACAGATCAAGTTTAGGAACAATAATGGTTACATCGCGCCTAATATCCTCTTCTTTAGTAGAAGTGCCTGCATCTGCTACATCCGCTTGGGCTTCTTCTTCAGAAGCATATTCTAAACCTGACTTTTTATTAGTAATTTTTGTTTGTGATTCGCAATTGATAGTAATAGTCATGGCTGTATTTTAACCATTTTCTTGTGATCTGTCTAATTGAGCATATGAGATAACACCTGACAATTTTGCTGCTGTTTCTGCGGTCATTTTTAATATATCACCTTCTTCTAATACAAGGGTATTCGTTATAATATCGGTCGTGCTCGTAGCGGCTATATCTTGATTGCCAATCGTATGAGTAGCAGTAGCTGAAGTGTCAGTTAATTTAGTTGTCAGCGTTACTGCACTACTATGTATATTAACTGCTTGGATCTGTTTAATTAACAACCTAGAATCACTAGGTGCAGTCAACACTGAAGTTTCATCGGTGTTGGCTAAAGTAAAACCTTGATTTTTATATTGTATAGTCATGAAATAAACCAGTTAAAAGTATCTTGTTCGTTTTTAAAGTCTGTTTGAAAAGAAAAATTAAGTTGATTTTTTAATGTGGTTAAAGCATCCATAATCTGTCTTTGATTTGACGCATCATATTCAGGTTTAGGTTCTGGTATATTTACAGTAATTTTAGCCATTATCTTCTCCCGTCAGGTTGCACATCTGCTCTGAATGAACCAAATCGCCAGTTTTCATCTTGAGCACTGTTTTGTATTTTTAGTGAAGCAAATCGACCTCTTGCTCTAGTGTCAATTTTTTTTGTAGATGAGGTAACAGTAAATGGTCCTAATGAAGAACTTGATTCGGTTTCAGATGGAAAGTCTTTAAGCTGTATGGTTACAGTAGCATTGCCACTTAACACTTTAAAGTCTGGTAAAAAGCGTCTTATCTTAATAAAGTTTTCTCCTTGAGCGCCTTCTGTGTCTAGAGTAAAATCACCTGATTCAATAAAAGCATTTATACTCTGCACAAAGTTACCGTTATGGTCAGATTCATTCACACCTTTTTCGTGTTCGTAAACAGTTGTCTTACCTAAATTTGTACTAACACCTTGTATAGTAGGAAAAGTTGGAGCGCTTGCAGTAGTAAACTCTGTCGCAATAGGGTTATCAAATAAATATTTATCTACATAAGCAGTTCTCGATAATGAACTTGTTGTCCAAGCTCCCTCACGATAGTTTAAAGTTACACACCTATCAATTAATGATGAACCTGCTTTAGGGTAAAACCAATTAATTTCAGTAAATAAAGAATTGTAGTTACAATAAACTACTTCACCAGAATCATAATTAATACCTAAATCATCACTGTCCACATTAGTAAATACAAAGTCTTCTACCGAACAAGGTAACCGTTTGACTGTACCGTCAAACACAAAAAATCCACCTGACTCACCCATCCAATACACAGCACCATCTACATAAACAAGTGCGTGTTGACCAATCAAACCACAGTTAGAACCCACCTGTTGAATGTTAAAAGTAAAAGGTGGTCCTACAAACTGCATCGTATAAGCAGAAGTATCTGTCAATATAAAAATGTAATCTTTTGCTCGTAAAGCTCCTACTATTTTACTGCCAGAGTCTAATCTAAAAGTACCTGCAGTATTGGTAGATACAGGCGTATAATCAGTTCTATCTTCTTGATCACTAAATCTTATGAACATTTTGTCTTGAGTGCTTGATGTACCTACAGTTGTTTCTGTGCCCAAATGTATCAAATGTCTGTCTCGGCCTGATACTAATGACATAACACTTTTGGTTGGATTTGTAGTAGACACAGTGGCTCGTGTAGTAACACCACTGGTTGGATTCCATTCAAATGTCTTACCGTCATGTACGGTAGCAATTAAAATAGAACCAAAATTATCCAAAGCCCAGTTAGCAGGTTCGAGTGTTACATCGGTTGTTGGTGCAGCATTACCCCATGCAACAAAATTTGTAGCATCAGTTACCACTGCCTCGTCATCATGTGCTGCTCTGGTTGAACCTAAAGCCGCTCTAGTAATACCTGTTAAATCATTACTAGAAATGCCTGTGTAAGTAATTAATTCTGTACCTACTAATATGTGTCCAGATGAACTAAAACCAGAAGTTGAAGTTAATGTTACCGCTGTGCCCGAACCACCTGTACCTGCGGTGTTATCACCTAAAGCACCATTAAGATCGTTTTTTGTTAATGAAGCTGACTCACCACCCCACTGAGCAACACCCCAACCATAACCAGCTGTTGCTTGTGCGGGTCCAAATTTTACATATGGATTTATATTACAGCCCGTTGCACCAGTTACACCTGCACCCGATTCAACCTTACTCATTGTTACAGTAAAAGTATCAGATGTTCTAGTGATAACTTCAAAGGTATTAGTCGTGAAGTCAGTAGCAACAAAGCCAGTTCCAGAGCCTGGAATAGTCATATTGCTAAATGTAAATAAATCTCCTACCACTAATCCATGTGACGCTTTGTTTACAGTTAAAGTAGCTGAATTGTTAGTGGTTGTGTAAGTACAAGAGGTAAGAGCTGTGTCAAGAGGTGTAATATCAAAAAAAGCATTACCATAATATAAAGCAAGTATCTTGTTAGTAGCCACGGCTAAATATTTTTTACCATCTAGATCTGACCAATTGTGTAAATCTCTAGCAGCTCCAGCCAAAGTATTTGATGTAAGCTGTTGCCAACCGCCTACTTTCTCAGGTTCACCATAACGAAAACGAACAAAATCACCATCAGTCCATGTATATTCAGCAGATGATTGTGTCATCTGTTTATTAAAACCTGGTTTAAATGGTACTTTTACTAATGGCATAATTAATATCCTATTTTAAATAAGTATAATTCAATACACTACTTGTTGACAACCAGAGCATTTTTAAGATACCCAGTTGTAAAAATGAGTAATACAGTATCTACCATGCCCAAATTTTATATCATCTTTAGACTTGACCTCTGTTACTTCGTGTTCTAAATAACTTGGAAAAAACAACATTCTATTGTTGACACACTCTATTGTAGAATTTGCTGCACTTAATTTTAAATTACCACCAAAAAATTGTTTTGGTTCTTTATACATCCATATAAGACAAGTAAATTGCACACTATCACAATGAGGTTTATAATATTTAGACTTATCATAATAACTAATAAAAGTCGCATCTGTATTAGTATTTATAAAATTATTGTGGTGTAATGGCATAGCATCTAAAACAATATTGTGAAAATCTTTACTTTGTTGTTTGTACATGGTTCTTAATATTGGTGAAATAAGTCTACCTTTTCCTGTGTAATAGTCCCATACATGAAATCTAAAAGCATTAGATTTTGCTTTACCCTTAACAGTCTTCGCAACAGGGCTATCTTCGTCGTCAGCTTTTTGTACGATTGGTTGTGTTGCATACATATCAAGCTCATGCCATACAGCATTTACTTCTTCTTGAGTATACCAATTATCAATAACCAAATAAGGAGCTTCTTTTCTTTGGTTGTTTATTTTTATATCCCAGTCTTGTTTTATTTCTTTTACTATGTTTGTCATGGTTAATCGTCTATACCTCCAGTAGTAAATATTCTTTTGTGAGCATAGGTTTTATTATCTATCTTGATACGAACTTTGTTAGTTTTGACAAAACCAGCTTGTATTGTCCAAACATCTTCATCACAATTTATTTTGTGAAATGTGTCTCTACTTACAAAATTAAACCATTTTCTTTTTTTAAAAATAATATTACCATTATCATTAATCTCTTCTGTGTAAGTTCCTTTTAATATTACAGATAAAAAACTAAATGGGTGACTGTGGTAAATAACACTAGCGTTTTCTCTAGTATCAGGTATAGCTTCTACAGTAGAGGAAACAGGGTGTATCTTAGAAAACAATATAGTCAAGGGTGTTGACCAAAGGCCCCATCTTGAAATATACCTTATTCCATTTACTCCAGTTACATGACAACTGCCGTACCCTATTTTTAATTTTTTAGAGATCTTTGAGAAGAACTGTGTCATAGCCACCACTTCCATCAGATTTAGGTACTTTTACATATTCCTTTATGTTTTCTTTACTTTGTGTTTGCGCAATACGATTGCCATGATTATCAAGTTTTGGAACTACAATTTCAGTATCAGCTAAGTTAGTAAGCTCGTCTGCATAATCAGCAGTGTATTCTTCATACAAATTAGTGCCTTCTCCATAAACCATATATCTTTCAAGATGTGCAAGTAATGTCACTTCAGTTAATTCTTTTGCATTATTAAATTGAAATTTATACATGTCATCTGCATTTGCTAATTTTTTGTCTTTTGAAATAGGCATGACTATATCTGATTTAAGTGATTCAGCCCACGCCCAAACATTGTCATTTGTGCCAGTAACATATACAGCTTGTGTAGCCTGCATTTGAAAAGAAGCATTACACATATCGGTCACATATTCTACTGTAAGGTTGCTAGGGACTGTTACTACAGGCATAACAGCTCCTTTTTTATAAACTACTTCCATTGTTTTTGTTGAGGTATCTAAATCATAAAAATATTTTATAAAGTCATGGTCTAACAAAATACTGTTTTGTATTTTACTACTATCTTTATAATCAGGAGCACAACTACAACCATGTAAACTGTACTTATTTGCTCCCATTTTTACACCCCACACATTCGGTTCGTGTGGCCATGTTTCATCAGGAAATTTTTTTGCTATTTCAGCTTTAATTTTTTTAACTTCATCGTCATCAGTTCCTGCCCAATAAGTACGATGTACTACTGCTTTGTTTTGAATCCATGCTCTATATAAAACTGGGTTACTCATTATGATACTGCTCCTTGGACATTTCCACTTCCATCTTCGTATGTTACCGAATTACCGTTTAAATTAATAGCTTTACCTGCTGCTCCACCAGCTCCACCAGCTCCTGATTGTCCACCGTTAGCACCTTGTGTATGAGCTTGTCCAGCTTGTCCACCAGAACCAAAGCCACCGCCTGCACCACCATTACCACCCTCTCCTCGTTGAGATTGTGGAGTTGCACCAGCTCCACCAGAACCACCACCTGATATACTTCCAGCTTGACCTGCGGCTAAATTAGTAGTTTGTGATGTGTTCATACCAACAGCTCCACCAGGGCCACCAGTTTGACCAGCTCCACCACCGCCACCGCCACCAGCACTAGCAATAGTTTGTGATTGGTTTTTATCAATTTGATAAATACCACGACCGCCGCCGCCACCACCGCCACCACCGCCACCACCTTTGATGTTCCCACCGTCGTTTTGGATAGTTGTGTCAAAGCCTAAATTGAGAGCGGCACCAGCAGATGCACCAGCTTGTCCAGCATGTGCAGCATCAGCTGCACCACCATTACCACCTTCACCACCAGCACCAGTAATTTGACTATTATTTATAATTTTTACGGTGTCTCCAGAAGTCCATTGGTTACCAGTATCAATACCATATCCACCTGTGCTAGAACTACCAACGATTGCTTGTACAGTAAGAGTTACATCTGAAATACCAGCAGAATAAGTACCACCTCTGTTGGAATAAATATTGTAGTTTTGTGTTGTGCTTGATATTTGTAAAGCGATAGCTATACGATTTGTACTACCATAAAATTGTGACATAGAGATAGTGCCACTAGTTGGTATAGAACCTGACTCACCTGTTGCACCTGACGGAACGTTTTGACCACCAGCATAGTATTCTGATAAAGAATCAGATCCACCTGCAGCATCACCAAACTCTGCTACGATTTCTGATATTGCTAATGATGAACCGCTATCTTTAACTGCCATTTTCTAGCTTCTCCACTTTCTTTTCTAGTTCTTTGATCGCTTCTATAAGCACACCAACTAAATTACCATAGGCTACTGACATATATTCACCTTCGTCATGCACAACTTGTGGCATAACTTTTTGTACTTCTTGAGCTACAACACCTGTGCCTTCTCTACCGTCTCTGGTAAATGTAACACCTCGCATTTCTTTAACTTTATTTAATGCGTTTTCTATTGTTTGAATATCGTCTTTTAATCTTTCATCAGAAAAAGCTGTAACATCATTGTTAAAGGTAGCGGCACCTGCTGCTGACATATCTAATGTCAAAGCAGTAATTGTTGAACCACCGTCATTGCCTTTAAAAATAATGTCTTTATCACTGGTAGCCGATTGCATAACAAAATCAGTTGAACTATTAGTAAAACGACCAAACTCAGTACCACCATCTTTTAAAATAATATCTGCACCATCAGCATCTAAAACAATGTCTTGACCATCAAATAAAGATTGATCTCTTGTTTTATACTGCCAACCAACCGTGCTGTCACCAGAGTAAACTAATGTAAATGCAGCTCTTTCATTAGCTACTACTAAATCAGAACTAGCTCCATTTATATTAGAACTGTTTCTACCAACCGTAAGATTGTTAGAGTCAAAAGTATTTTCAGAATCCATAAAAGTTACTTCATCACCTGCTGCTGGAGAGGCTGGTAAAGTTATTGTTCTTGCTCCACCTGAAGTATCGGCTAGTATTTGAGCTCCTGTTTGTACAGTTTCATTAGCACTTATAACACGCCAAAATTTTGTTTCGTGATCTTTAACAATATCAGTGCCATTTGAATGACATATGTAATGATGTCCTTCACATAATTTAAAACCTGTTTGACTAGTGACCTTAAATGTAAGTGTATATCCAGCATGATCTGTACCGTCAAATATATTAAACATTTTTTCTATTGAAGCAGGCATGTTTACTGTTCTATTTGCAGCTAATGTCCCTGTAAATTTAAGTGTCATGTTACGAGCATTTGATACCGCTGCATTGCTCATTGCTAAAGTAACGTCTGAAGATGCAACAGCTATTTCTTCGTAACCAGCTATTGCTTGTTGTATAACATTAAAGTTGTTATTTGTTTTATCGCCCCATGTTCCTGGATTCTCTCCAGTAGACATTAATTCGATTTTTAAGTCACTTGAGTATGATGATGCCATGATTACCTACTTTGTTCGTTTAAATTCATTATAAGACCCCTATGCGACCTTTTCAACCTCGTCCACAGCAGTCCATGTTTGTGAAGTTCCTGTACTTACAGCAGTCCATGTTTGAGCTGTGCCTGTACTAACCGTAGCCCAACCTACACCATTGGCAACACCAACTGAAGCAGCTAATGCTGTACCTGTTAAATCTACTGGTGTATTTAAATCAATAGATGAACTTCCAACTGAAGCAGCTAATGCTGTACCTGTGACCGACACATCAGCGTTTGCCTGTGTAGTAGATGAACCTGCGTTCATGGATAAAGCTGAACCAGTTACAGCAACTGTTAATACTTGCTCCTGCATAGTTGCAAATGACTGTTCTGCAAATGCTACTGCACCGAAACTCATATTTAACTCCTATTTTTTAGTTCGTCTACTTCATTCTTTAAATCTTTTATTGCTTCTATAAGAAGTCCGACCATGTTGCCATACGCAACTGATTTAATTTTTTCTTTTGATTTATCTGTTTTAACAACTTCTGGTACCACTTTTTCTACTTCTTGTGCAATAACACCCATGTGTTTATTATTATCAGCATCAATTCTAGTATATGTTACACCTCTGAGTTTACACACTTTGCTTAAACCATCCGGTATAGTCTCTATATCCTCTTTAAATCTGTTATCAGAAAAAGCAGTTACATCGTTATTAAAAGTTGCTGCTCCAGCAGCAGACATATCAAGAGAGAGTGCAGTTATAAGTGAACCACCATCATTACCTTGTAACAATAAATCATTATCAGACCCCGCTGAATAAATAGCTAAATTAGAGCTTGAGTTGTATATAGTACCAATAGCTGTGCCACCATCCTTAAATTGTAATTCTCCACCATCTGCATCAAGAACAATATGACCAGCAGAATCTAATGTAAGATTACCTGAACTTAGGTCAATCTCTGTGCCATCTATTGTAATATTATCAATAGAAACTCCAGCATCTGCGGTTACCGCTCCGTTAAAGGTTGCTGCTCCAGCCGCTGAACCATCTAGTGTTAAGAAATCAGTATCTGCACCACCATCAGTTCCTTTTAAAATAATGTCTGAATCATTTGCCGTAGCATCAATCGTAATGTTTCCAGACGAGGTTGATATAGTTACTGCCGCATCACCTGCAGTTAAATTATCACAAGCTAATGAATCAGCTGTAGCTGCAGCAAAAGCTAATGTTCCACTACCATCAGTTTTTAAAAACTGTCCATCACTTCCATCAGCAGTCGGCATATTAAATGTTGTGCCGCCAGACTTCATAATTATTTTACTACCATCAGATGCAATACTCTCGTTTGCATCGTGTAATTGCAATGTTGGTGTTCCACCAGAATCTGTTAAGAGTAATCCTGTGTCATGTACATGAGTCAAAGCTATTTCATCATTCGCACCAAAAGATAGTATCGCACCATCGTGTTGTAATTCTAGGTCTTGCGTTAAAGTTACATCGCCATCGGAACCAATAGATATAGCATCAGTGTCACTGGTATGCCCTATATTTGTGCCGTTTATAATTATATTATCAACTGTTAATGTTGTTAAAGTTCCTAACGAGGTAATATTTGTTTGAGCTGCTGTAGTTAAAGTTACATCAGCTATATAAGTTTTTATTCTTGAAGCTTCACACTTTCTATTAGTACCACCAGCACCATCGTCAACAATAATTAAATCAGCATCTGCTAATCCTGCACCTATATCTGACGCTCCATCTATATCTAAATCTGCTAAAGCAAGAGAGCCGTCTGGAAAAACAGGGGCTTGTGAAAAAGTAACCACTCCATCTGAGGCTATTGCTATCGAATCAGTATCACTAGTGTGGCCGATATTAGTTCCATTAATAATTATATTATCGATAGTAAGTGTAGTTAGTGTGCCAAGTGATGTTATGTTGGTTTGTGCCGCTGTGGTTAAAGTAAGATCAGCTACATAGGTTTTAACTCTAGACATTGCAGATTTTTTCTCGGTGCCGTTTGCTCCGTCATCAACAATAATAAGATCAGCGTCCGCTAAATCAGCTCCTATATCTGACGCACCGTCTATGTCCAATGCTCCTATATCAACTTTATTGGCTGTTGATATAGTGGCTAATTTAGTATCAGCGATAGCAGCACTTGAGTCTACACTTGCATTGACGACAGCATTAGCAGCTAACTGGTCAGCACCAACAGCATCATCAGCTATCATTGATTGTTCTACTGCATCGCTTTGTATAGTCATAGCTCCACTTGAAGCTAAACCGATATCTCCGCTTACAGCCACTTCTTCATAGCTTGTGCCATCACCCACCAGCATTTTACCAGAGGTTACATCTGGCATAATTAATTTGGCAGGTAAAGTTAAATTATTACTAGCATCTAAGACCAATGACTTACTTGCAGGCATCGTACAAAAAACAAATTTAGTACCTGCAGAAAAGTTAACAGCACTATCACTGTTAGAACTTGATATAACTGTAGTACGAGCAAGAGTTGAACTATCTGAAGATAAAGTACCTAAACCAACTTCAAATTCAGCATTTAAGACAATACAATAGTAAGTTGTGTTGCTATTACCAATACCAGCGGCAAATGTTTCAAAGCCAGAGACAGCACCACCTAATGTGACTGTACCCGTACCTGTTGTCGTGGTTGTTTCTTTTACACGATCATTAATTACTAAAGCCATGTCTTACTCCTATGCTATTCGTATAACAGCGGCAGAAGATGTAAAAGCTGGAAATTGAACAGTGAATGTGCCAGCAGTAGCTGTCTTATCACCACCAAAATTTAATACACAGACTGCTGGATCACCTGACTGGGTATCATTGTAAATTAAAGCTCCTCTTGCAGTTAAAGTTACACCTGTAAAAGATAAATCAGCAAAATCAACTAATGCTGTATCAGATGATAATGATGTACCTGCATTTGTCAAAGCACTGCCACCAGAGGCATATTGACCCGTAGCTGATACTTGATTGTCTGTGGTAAATGATGTGGTTGATTTACCTAAAGTAGCACTACTTGTATAAAGTGCTAATTTAAAACTATTACCACCACTTTGTTTAAAATTATGTGTGCCTTCCAATAATTCTTTTTTAAACGAATTACATATTGCA